CCTAATGTACCAGAAGAAGGTGAATCTTTTGCAGTTGTAACATCATATTTAAGACTTTTAGTAAATCCATAACCAGACGGAACATCTGTGCTTTGACTTATAGTATATGTACCAGCGTCATTTAATTTTTGTTTCATTCTATCAACAGTAGCATATGAATCAGAGCTAAGACTTGCCACACTTGTACCTCTTTGAGCAACTGCCATATCACCATTAATGATAATAGGTTTAGCATTTCTTCTATCTAAAGCTACGGTGTTATCTGCTACTGTGCCATGTAATGTTAATGCCATCTTAACTCTCCAATGCTGTTATTCTTGCTTCAAGTTCTTGTATAGTTTTAACCAATAATGGTACAAGTTTACTATGGTCTATTGATTGGTAATCAGGTATTGTTTCTGTACCTGTTTTTTCTCCATCTGAATCGTATACATCTTGTTGTTTTGTAGCATCTTTAGTTCCGTATACAGCATTTGCTACAACGCTAGCAACCTCATGTGCTATAAATCCATCTTGCAAAGTATTGGTATCGTCAGCAATCCAGTTAAATCTACAAGGTTTAAGTTGTTTTAATCTTGTAGTTGCATCAAAACTATAATCTACATTTTCTTTTAACCTATAATCAGAGCTTGTCCCATATAAAACATTAGAGCCGTCATAACTTATTTGCCCTCGCTGTGTTGTTCCAGTAGAAAAATAAATAAAGTTTCCTGTGCCATCTTTATCTAATGCTATATTGTCATCACTTACTGATACAGATGAGTGCATACGACCATTTTGTTTAATACACCAACCATCAGTGCCATAAGATTCAGAAGTTTTACCTAACAATACATTACCAGTAGCTTGTATTCTTACTCTTTCTGCTATTGAACCGCTATCTTCTGTTTCAAAAATAATACCACCAGCCGAAGAACTTCCTTGAAATGCTCTAATTCTTCCTACATCATGTTGAGTGCCACCAATATCAGAATTAAAAAGTATACTAGGCACAGTATTTGAAGCAGTTGTTGTTAATTTTAAAATATCTGTAACACCACTACCTGCGGTAGTAACTGTTAAATCAGTAGCAAATGTAGATGTATCACCAACAGTTAGCCTAGTAGCACCATTGTCTTGTATTTCTATTTCACCACTTGTGTCAGAAACTATCTTTAAACCATCGCTGGTATCTGCATTAATTTTACATGTCATAAGATTACTAACCTCTCTCCGCTTGGTATGGTTAATGTTACACCACTATTAATAGTTAATGGTCCTACCGTACTAGCTGATTTGCTAGATGTTATGGTGTAGTTGGTAGTCATCACTCTAGCGTTTTCATAAAACACCTGGTCTGTACCACCACCTGTTGCACCAGCCGCAGCTACTGACCATTTTAGTCCTGTTGCTGTACTGCTATCTGCTGTTAGTACAAAATCATTTGTACCTACACCAAGTGCAGATGGATTGCCTGAGCCATCCCCTGCTAGTATATTTCCTTTGGTAGACATATCAACAGCCGTTACTGCTGATGTACCATTACCTATTAATACTCCATTTGCTGTTAGTGAAGTAGCACCTGTACCACCATTAGCTACAGGTAACGTGCCAGTAACCTCACTATCTAAAGCTGTAGTGCTATCTATAGTTACCCATGCACTACCATTATAAAACTTTAACACATTACTAGAGGTATTAAAGTTTAGATCACCAGCATCATTGTCTGAGCCTGGATCACCACTAGTTACTCTATATCTTGCTGCAAAGCTATTAACTCCAGATATATTTGTAGCTACTGTAGCTATATTAGTTACATTAGTTGATGTCGCTAATGTATTTAAATCTGATACAAAATCAGAAGTAGCTAATAAATTTAAATCAGTAACAACATCTGAGGTTGCTAATGTATTTATATCACTAACAATATCTGATGTGGCTAATGTATTTAAATCAGAAACTATATCAGATGTAGCTAACGTATTAATATCTGAAACTATATCTGATGTAGCTAGTGTATTTAAGTCAGCTACTATATCGCTAGTTGCAAGTGTGTTTAGATCACTCACAATGTCGCTGGTTGCTAATGTATTCATGTCAGCTATAACATCTGCATTTGCAAGTAAAGCCATATCAGCTACAACATCACTTGTTCCTAACAATGCCATATCTGCTACAACATCACTTGTGCCTAACAAACCCATTGCTGTTACATTTCCTGATGTACCTAAATGGCCCATAGCAGTAACGTTTGCAGAAGTTCCTAGTAAGCCCATATCTGTTATTACCGCAGAAGTTCCTAGTAATGCCATGTCTGCTATTGCATCACTTGTACCTAATCTACCTATTTCAGTAGTTTTGCCTGAGACTGCAGTAACATCAGTAGCTATACCTGCTACTGTTGTAACATTGCTTGCAACACCTGCAACAGTTGTTACATTGCTAGCTACTGCTGCAACAGCACTTATATCAGATGTAATGTTGCCAAGTGTAGCTAAGTTTGTTGATGTTACTAAAGCTGCTGGATTACCATCATTATCAAATTCTAATATTTTGTTTGCTCTAGTTGCTTTGACAGGTAGTTGCATGTCAAAGTTTGTAGTTGTTTCTGCTAGTGGTAATCGTAATGATCTTGAGGTGCTTTCTTCTCTCTCTGCCATCATAGCCATTAACGTATCAAGCTGTGTATTTAATGCTGTTACATCAAATGATGCGGCTGGAGTAAAGTCTGTGGTTCTTTCTACTGTTATGTCTCGTACAATTACAATACTGTCATCTGCTGTAGCACCAGCTCCCAATGTTACTGTACCACCTGCACCAAACTCATATGCACTATCACTAGCGTTTGATACACCTTGCACACTAAACTGTGCAACACTACTCGGTGCAGCATTAAATGTTAGTGCTGTGCCATTACGAAATACTTTAATATCTCCTGTGGCAAAAAACTCAAAACCTATAGTAAATACTGTTTGTCCACCAGTAGCGGTATAGGTATTTCTTGGGTTATTTTTAGCTGTTGCTATTGTCATCTTAGTACCTCTACTCCTTGATTGTATATTTTTTTAAACAATCCATCTAAGAATATCAAATTATTAAATGGAATTAAACGCCTAAATGTTTGGGCTTTTTCGTCAAATGGAGCATCTGTGCCTAATGCATGTATTACATCAGCAAACATTCCTGGTGCTGGTCCAATAAATTCACCTGTTGCATCAGCAATATTAGCTTCTCCAAATCTTCCTGGTATGCCTAATATAGGTCTAACTCCCATTGGAGTATCAAACATACCTTCTGATACAACTTCTAAAGCAAAGTTTACATCTCCTACTAATCCAGTAATTCCAGACATTTCTATTGCTCTATATATTCTTTCTTCATTAGACTTATGCATATAATATGTTGGGTTTTTTAAATAATCACCCATAGCTGCAAAACCTATCATTGCTACAATACCTGCTGCTATATCAGCTTCTCTACCTGACAATCCTGATAATAATAATTTTCTGTTTGCTGCAAATGACCATGCATAAAATTGAAATGGTAATGCTAAAAAGCCATTATTAAATTTACCTCCATATTTAGTTTTTTCAAAACCACCTAAAAATCTAAATACAGAGTTATCAAATGTTTCTGCTAATCCTTCATCATGTATACGTATAACACCAAACATCATGTTTGGTTTATCTGCAAGACTTGGTGTAATAATTGTTCTTTGCACATCTTGAAATGATGCAAATCTTAATTTATCACCATACTCTAAACCATTTTTTGTTGCAGCCCATTCTTTTTGTTTTACATATAACATTCCATTGGTTGTTTTATGCATAGGTAACTTACCTATTGCTCTTGCTTCTTGTTTTGATATTCCATAACTAGCTAATCTTGTAATATCAAAATCTGTTGCTGTATTATTAGCAACTTTTTGCGCATCTTCTAAAAATCTATGTGTTGAAATATGCTGTGTCATTTCTTTCATTTTATGTGTCCAGGCAGACAATAAATTCATATGATAAAATGGTGCTTGTACTGCTTCTGTTGGTTTCATAATTCTTTTATCAAAAAATCTATCAAATGCAGATACACCTCGACCAACTCTTTGCTCAGTATTAGCCATTTGTCTATAAGAACTATTATTCATAACAACATCAAATACATCACCTAGCCATGCATTTTGTGCTATTTGTTCATTGAATTCTTTTTTGTCTGCTGCAAATAGATGTTTACTATTTAAATATCTCATTGTGTTTGACAATCCATGAACCATTGGTATACGAGCAAAATCAACAATAGATGCAAATAAAACTTTACCCATCATAGCTGTGCTAGCCCAATTTCTAATTGTAGCTGGCAGTCTTGATTTCATAAAACTTTCTGGATCTGCTGTATTAAATAAATTATAGACTTTATCTCTGCTATCTATTAAATGATTAGTTAACTTTGTGATTTCTTTTAAATCACCATTTCCTTTATATTCAAACTCTAAAAGATCCATCTCCATATTCCATAATTTATTTTCTGCTGTTGCTTCACCAAATTTTCTGGTCATTTCAATTCTTTTGTGCATACGTTCTGAATATGCTCTCATTAAATAATTTATATCATTTATTAAAAATGGCATAAGTTCTTTATCTGTTGCATTTATTGAACGATGATGTAATGAATTTTCTGCTGTTATTGTTCTTTCAGCATCTGGACTATATTGATGTATAGTATCACCATCCATATCAATATTTTGTGCATCTCTTGTTATATCTTTAATAGTTTTATCAACTCTTGCATTTACTTGATATATATCTAAAGGATTTGTAATATTTTTATTTCGCACAAATGAGTTAAATATAATTCCTCTAAATGTATTTTCTTTTGGTACAGTAAAATATCTAGCATCATAATTATCATTTAGTTTTTTACCAACTAAATCTATATCTTTCTTTTTTATAGTAATTGTTTCTTCATTAATAAGTGCTTTTATATTTCCTTTGTTATCTATATTAGTAATTCTACCTATTGCATCATTATTTCTAACTTGCATGCCTATAGCTAAACCTGATTTTATATCTATATTTGGTAGTGTAGTTGGAGCAATCCAATCTTCATTTGCAAGGTCATCTAATATTGCATCAATGTCATAAATACGATTAACATAATTTTCTACTAATGGATTAAATGCTTCTGTTGTACCATCTAACAATTCTTTTTCTTGAAACTTAAATTGTTTTAATTGTTTTGCAGCATAATCTCTATTTGTTTTTATTCTTTCTAATCCTACTTTATCATTAGGATATTTTTTTTTGTGGTTTTTTAACATTGCTGTTGCTCTAGCTACATTATTTGTATAAATTTCTATTTGATTTGCTATAGTTTTTAAATTTTTAAACATACCTAGTTTATCTGCTTCTTCACCAATCATTCGATATATATTTCTTATCTTGTCAGCAACTTCTTTTATTTCTTTTGGTGCGGTTGCATAATATTCTTTATCTCTTATAGCTTTTGTTATAAGTTCATTAAATTCTCTAAACTTTATTGGTTCTTCTATATTTTTTCTTCCGCCTAATTTTCTAATACCACTATCTATTATATCTGCTGTTCTTATTCCAGTAGCTCCAAGATTATATCCAGCTACTTGTTCTGATACTGTATTTATTTGTTTTCTATATTTTTGAAATGCATCTTGTAAAACTTTATTAAATCCACCTACTGTTTTAAAATGGTTTGCTGTTGCTTTTACTAAAGCTGATTGAGGTACTGAATATCCAGCTTTAGATGCTCTAGTTACTGTAGCTGAGTCGCCAAACATTTCTAATGCTAAATCAGCAACTTTATTATTCATTTCTTTATTGCGTAATTTATTATTTAACAATTCTCCAACTGGAGTAATAAATCTATCAACATTTTCTGCAAACCAACTTCTTTCTGAATTTCTACCTGATGTTTGTCTACCAATTTTAGATGCACGTATAGATTCTAATACTTCTTGATTTAATAAATTTTCACTATCTATTGCATCATAGCCATCTGGAGCTTGACCTTTTTGTTTAATATGTTCTTTTTTTATTAAAAATTTTAAATAATCATCGGTTGATGCAAATTGATCAGGTAATTTTATGCTGCCTGGTATATCAGGATTTACATATGTACCATCTCTAAACTTTCTTTCTATAATAGCATGATCTATTATAATAGTGTCTTGTTCTAGTTTTTTGCCATTATATAAATCACCAGCATTAAGTATTTTAATTGGTTTGTCTATACCTTCTAATTGACCGCCATTTTCTAATTTATAGCTTGAACCATCAACAACGCCATCTATTTCTAAATCATATGTAATAGGACTATCAGCATCATACATATCGGATACAAAAGTATCGTTTTCCATATTCCAAGATTCTTTAAATACTTTTTGAGCTTTTTCCTCTGTTGTCTTTAATGATAAATCTGGATCATCAAAACCTTTAATACCACGTTTACCAAATGCAGCAATCATGCTACCACCAAGCAAAGAGCCAGCTCCTACATACATAATTGACTCTGTTGCTGTAGCTGTTGGATCATATGCATGTCTTATTGGTTCTCCTGATGCTACTGCTGCCGCACTATATCCTGCGCCTTTAACAAATCTTGTGCCAAAAGTCATGCCTTTTACAAATGGTATAGGAAGATATGTAATTGGATCAAGAAATGCAGCAATAATTTCTGGCATAAAACCACCATTATCTCTAATATCTCTTTGATGATTGTTGAAATGTATTTTTTCTACAAGATAATCAAAATGTTCTTGATTTCTAATGTCATTAAAATATTCAGAATAATAACTTAATCCTGCATCTTCTATTTGTGTGTCTATATCAATAACTGGATTTTCAGGTAAATCTAAAAATGTGCTTTCATTAGATAAATACAATTGTCCTACTGGTTCAAGTTGCCATGCTGCACTTATTGTGTCCCAGTATGAAGCATCTGGTATAAGTTTTTGTCTGCGACTAGCCATTGGCTCTTGCGCAGGAAATGGACCATTTTCAAACCACTTATCTCTTTCTACTACTGCCATTAGTTACCTTTATAAAATGGCGCAAATTGTTTTGCTAGCATATCTGCGCTTTGATTAAACACTTTGCCATAATTTAAATTTGTTTTTACATGTTTGTCTATATTTGTATTGTTGCTACCACTTCTTGATACTAATTCTTTACGACTAATAGTTAAATTATTTCCTAAATAATCAAGTATTGGTCTTGCTTTTGTTCCAGCTATATTAGGTAAATACATATATTGATAAACTACACCATCTGCTGTAGGTGAGTTTCCAATAGAAAATAATTTTATATTTTTACCTAATATAGGTTCTTCTTCTATTTGGAATTGTGGATTATTTGTATTATTAATATTTACATGTTCTTTTAGTTCTTCTTGCATTTCATAATATAAAACAGTTTTAGATAATTTTTGTCTTTTAACTGATCCAGTTTGACCATATTCTTCTACATGTAATAAATAATTTGGATCATACAAAGTTGATATTTCATATGGGTTTAATAATCCTGATGTTCCTGGCGGAACTTCATAATCATCTGGAAGTCTTGATGGATGTGTATTAAAAAATTCATCTGTGCTCCATCTTGTAAAAACTTTTCCTTGATCGAAATCAACTTCATCTGGATCATCTGTGCTTGCAGTAAACGCATATGCGTATTCACTAAATCCATAACCTTGTGTGTTAATTAAATTATTCATCACTCTACGAGTTTCTGATTGAACATCCATTTTCATAGATGAACCAGCTAAATTTATTTTAACTTGTCTGCTTATGTTGCTAAAAAAACGATATCCAATCATATTATCAGCACCAAATTTAACATCGCTAAACTCACTTTCAATTTCTTTTTTTATTTTTTCGTCTATTGCTCCTACTGATTCTCCGTATACATCCTTAAAATGTTTATCATTTACTTTAGGTTCAAGTATTCTATTTGAAATATATAAATCAGCAGCATCTTCTACTGTTGATGTTTGCGATAATGCAAAAGATAAATGAGAAAATTCAGTTTTTGGTTTTGCATCTAAGCCTGGTATTTTATCTATTAAATTCGAAGCTATTATTGTTCCTTTATCAGACCTATGTATTGCAGATGTTGCATTTGTCCATGCTTGTCTTTGCAAAAAACTTACTAAATCATTTTTTAATTGAACTCTAGTCTCATCATCTACTACTTTTGCTAAAGACTCACCCATTGATACTATTTCAATATTCTGTTGCTGTCCTAATTTTTGAAATTTAGATGCAATCCATTGTCTGTATTGTGGTTCTTCTGGATGACCAATAATATTAGTGCTATCAATAGTTGTTCCACCATCTGGATAATATTCTGCAACATATAAATCTACTAATATTTTTGTTTCTTCTGTACCATTTCTATCTATAGCAGAACTAAACGCCATACTATCGCCTTTTGCAGATAAAGTTGTGCTATCTACACTATTATCTTGGCCACTTGCTTGTATTTTTAATGTGTTATTTATGTAGTCAATATTTTTTGTAGTTGATTTTTCTTTAACATATAAATCTGAAATTAAATTTCTTTGTTTTGATATAACAGACATTACTTTACTTCTTGCTATTTGATTATCATTACCACTTAATCCAAAATCTTTTAAAGTTACTTTTTCTGCTACACCTTCATTATTTATTAAAGTAACTTGTTGTCCTTGTAAATTAAATAATATTTCAACATTTTTTAAATTTGCATGGTTTTCCGCTAATGAGTCTACATCACTATAATCTACTTGCAAAAACCGTTGTAATCGTTCTCCTGCTTTTAACATATTTTCATAGGCAGGAAACAATTGTGTACTCCATATATGTGCGCTTTCAATTCCTTGTAATGCTTTTTGATCTGCTTCATTTTTTAAAATTTTTAATGCTTTCATCCCTTCTTCTGGACTACCAGCAAACCAAGAGCCAAATTGACTTTCATAATCTGTTGCTTTTTTATTAAAAGATGCTCTTTTAAAACCTATTAATTTTTGATGTTGCATGTTTGCAATAGTACTTCTTGTTCTTTCTATATTAGTTTTAAGTCCACTTTCAAATATAGTTTTTAATTCAGCAGGTATTGTTTGTCTTAATGCTTGTAATGGTTCTTGTATATTTGCATCAAACAAAGCTGTTACTTCTGCAACATCTTGATTAAACCTAGAATTTTCTTGGGTTAATTGTTTTTCCATATTTAAAATCTCATTAGCTGTTCCTAATGCTGCATCTGTAAAAACTTTTGTAGCTTCTTCATCAAACGTAACTGCAGACCATGATGAGCTTAATATGTTTTCTGGTGTTTTAAAATTTTTAGCAATTTTTCTTGTTCTTTCTATACCATCAGCACCTGTATATGTTATATCTTCATATACTATAGTAGCGCCAGCACCAAGTTTTTTTCCTCGTTCTTCTTCATATTTTTTTGTTTCTGCTGTTGTTTTATCAACAAATCTTCTTAGACCTTCTGATAAATTTAATTTAGCAGCTCCTTGTTGTTGAGCTGCTCTTTCTAATGCACCACCTCTATTTACTCCTATAGTAGCTGGATTAAATAATCTTCTTTTTTGAAATTCAAATGCCATTAACTTTTTGCTCCTCCTAATGGACTATATTCTCCATTAAAACCACCCATAATTCTTCTTTCATTAGTAAGTGTGCTTGTAGCATCAGGCGGTTGTTTTATTCCGCTAATAGCAGTTGATGTTGTTACAGCACTTTTTAATAGCGCTTGTTGAAATGCTGATTTGGCTGCAACTTTAGTCGACTGTAATTGTATTCTAGCTTCTTGAGATGCATACGCTAAATCTGCTTGTCGTCTTGATTCATTAATAGCTATAGCATTTAATTCTTGATGATATTGCGATTTGTTATATCTCATTGCTGCTTCAAAAGAATTGCTTTGTCCAATACCGCTTGGTGATAATAATGCTCTATTAGTTGCTTGCCTTCTTAAAAATTCTTGCGCTAAAGAATTACTTTTTTGTATTGCTTCTAATTTAACACTAACTCTATTATCTTTTATCTGCTCTACTTTATCTTGATATGCTTGATTTGCTAAAGCAATTTGTGTTTTTTGAGCCGACTTTGCTTGCATTATAGACATAGCACCTAAACCAATATTGGTATAAATTGCTGCTGTAGCTGCTGTAGCTGTACTTGTTCCCATTGCCGTAAATACTGCTGGATGACACATTAGTAATAAACCTCCGATGTTATACCTAAAACTCTCATTGGTAGTGGCGCTGTTTGCGATACTGTCAATGTTGGATCTAGCTCATATCCAAGCGTATGCACTTCTTTTTTGCCTGTCAAGGATTGTAATCCAGTTGTATCATCATTAGGGTTACTACCAATCAAAACTTGATTAGAATTAATCGTAACATTGTATGTGGTTGATAATTCTAATATAGCTTTACCTATCTTACGTGGCTTACCTGTTAATACACCATCACCTAATCTAACGTCTTGTGGCAAAGTCTCTACGGTAATGTCATAGTCCATACCTATATCACAAGCTGCTGCTGGTGATGGAAATGTAACTGTACCTGCTGATGTTACTACGCCACTTCCATAATAAAAAAAATCTCCATCTTCTGTAGAACCTGATGTCGCATGTACTGTTTTACCTATCTGTGTAATGCCTGTGAATACACGACTGGTTAAAAATACTAAATCAGTATTATCACTAACTGATGCTGTTACAGGACTAACTGATATAAGATATTCATTGCTTGTGCCTGTTGCTGTAACACTTGTAATTGTATGTGTTGTACCAGTACCAGCAAACTGAAAGGTATCTCCTTGATTAGGGCTAGCTGTTGCACCATCAATAATAAACTGACTTACTCCACTAGATACTGCACCTTTGTTTTTAACTGTACCATGTGGTTGATAACTAGCTGATATAGTTTTGGTAAAGGACATATCAGTAGGTATGTCAAACTGTGTAGTAGCAAACTGCTCTAAGTAATATGCAGTACTGCTATTAATAGTTCTTTCTACTAAAGAAAATATTGTAGATGATAAACAAGCAATAGATTTATATTTGCCATCTGTATTCCATTGTGTCCAACCAAATATTTTTTGTTCTTTCTGGCTATTGTAAATACACATAGTGCCATCACTATTAACTAAAAAATATAGTTGTTCAGTTCTATCTGGTAATGATGTTGCAGTTGCTGTGTCATTAGGAGTTACAATTAAATGTGATGACTCCAAACTAGTATTGTTACTATCAAATAATTCTGTGGTTGAGGCAAAAACATAATCCCTTATGTTCTTACCATTTTTTTGTATATACAAAGTACCACCATCAAATGGTCTTGGCATGCCTGCTTGTTGCACACCAAACGATGTCTGCCTAATTATCATTGAGTCAGTTGGTGTTATATTTTTACCTGTTTGTGGTCTTAAAAAAAACTCTGCACCACTAGTAAATATCTCTAATACACGCCCTGATACTAAATGTCTAATCTCATTGATTTGATCTGATGCTATTTGCATTTGTAAACTTTCATCATCTTTTGCTGTACCTGCATCAAAGTTAAAAAATGATCCTACTTTGCTAGAAGTTAAATAATCAGGCGCTGTTTCACTACCACCAAAATATAATCTTTGCTCATGAAAACAACAAGTTCTTGGAAAACCATTTGGCTCACTATATAGTTGTTCATCCCATTTTCTGGTAGGTGGATGGCCTACTATTTTTACACTAGCACCACCACCATCAACCGATTCTGTTGCTGTATCACTACTGCCTGCTGTAAAAGTAAATCTATCATCATCAATAGTTGTAATTGTAAATGTACCATTAATGTTTGCGGTAGCTAAACCATCACCATCTAAATCAAATATATCTTGTGCGCCTGATATAGTTATACTAGCACCTGTCGAAAAACCATGTGCTGCCATTGTTACTTCTACGACACCACTACCCTGTCTAGTTCTAAATGGATTTGCATCAAGTTCTATTTCAACATCATCTAACAATGTACCAGTAACGACTGTAGAAGAAGTAAATCCTGTAATAAATATTTCTGCGCCATGATATCGTACTCTAGTATTAACATAACTAGATGTCCAATAAGCAGCAGATGTTGTTAAGGTTACACCTGTTGTTCCTTTTGCTGTTTGATTTATATCTAAAGTTATAGAATCATCTGCAAACTTAAAATATGGTTGATATGTTTTTTCACCATTGACGCTTACATCAAACTGAAATACTGATAATGCAAATGTAGTTGCGCCAGTTCTTTTTAACATTCTTGGAGCAAAACTTTTATGTGTAATAATCATTGTATCAGCTTGTTGTGTTACTGTTAGCTCCATAAGTTCTGCTGTAGCAATACCAGTAGATGTAATAGTTTGTAACAAAGTACCATTACTACTGTAGATAGTTATTACTGTGTTTGTAAAAAGAATAATGTATTCTTGATCATCACTAAAAATAAAAGGTTCTATTCTGCCGTTGCCTGGAGCTGTTGCACGATAAACTGAGCCTGGTCGTCTTTCAATACCACCTTGATTCAGAGTCAATACATTACGAGCTTTTTTTAATCCTTGCTCATATGCTATAACATCAACCCTAGATACAATCTTAGGATCTAGTTCGCCTCTTACAAAACTGGCTTGATGTATTCTTTGTGTAGGCATCCATTAGCTCGATACTGTTGCGTTAACATTATTAAAATGAGTGCGATTTCTTCTATTGCGTATTCTATTTACATCCATACGCTTAGTTGTTTGTGCTTGACCATCAGTTGATTTAGCTAAAGCTATTTGTCCTAATGCTCTATTTCTATATAACTCAGACAAACTATCATTTCTTGCAATCGCACCTGCAAATAAACTAGCAAGTTCAAACACCATACATTGTTTAAAATATGGTGGAAACTCTGCTTCACTAGCCTGGAATGTATAATCACAAATTAATGTATCGCCTGAACCTGTGTCAGCAAAAATCTTATCACCATATCTATCATACGCAATAACATTGCTATTAACTGTAACTGTGTGAATAAGCAAAGCATCTGCTGGTAATTGATATGATGCTGTAAATCTACCTAATGGATTTTCTGCTAGTTTTGTAAGTTGGACTTGTTTTGCTGCAAATCTCCAACGTATTCTAGTTAGCATTGCTTCTAAGGTTGATTCGTAAAGTTGTCCAGCTACAGTTGATTCTGTAGTGGCTTCTTCAAAGCTAGTTATTATGTTAGCACCAACTAATACCAATGCTTTGTTGCATATGTCAAACCTAGTTTCTGATAACATAATACCTCCTTAAAAGATAAAGAGGGAAGGGTGTAGTCGACCTTCCCTCGATATCGCAGAACTTACGTTCCGTTAGTTGTTGTAACAGTTGCCGCACCTGTTGCTGATGTTACGATCAACATATCAACAGTTACTGTGCCACCTGTTGTACCTGCAACAAGAATAATATCAAATTGTTTTAGGTTGTCAGTTACCGAGTTGAAGTAACCACTTCCTGCAACAGTTCCTGGTGCATCTGCTGTTTCATAGTGAAATATATTACCTGTTCCACCACCAGCGACTAACTTTAATGTAGATGCTGTTAAAGCCATGATTAACCTCCCTTATTCAGTAATCTGGATTTGCATGAAACCAGTCGCATCAATAGCTACTGCCTGCATACTCATCATAGATGTTGTTAAATGACTTACCTTCTCAGGAACATAGTTTACCTCAGTTCTTACATCAGCACCTGTAGCAAGGCCAATAGCAGATTTGTGGTAAGCATGACAATCTCTAGTTGTACTAGCAAGTGTCAATCCTGAATGTGTGAAGAATAAGAACCCTAACCATCTCTTAGCTGTCATACCGCCAGAGTAAGGTAGTTCACCTTCTCCAACATATTCTGCTCTTGAGAATTGGTCAATTTGTAGCAAGTCAGCCCATCCAGCAGGCGACACTACAAAGTGCCTTCCGCCATCATCTGGAACATCTGCATCACCAAATGTTTCATAAGTTGTTAATGCTTTTGCTAATGTTAGACCAGCAGAACCATGCGCTATGTTTGCAGAGTTTGAACCTGCATCCAATACATCAATGATTAGCTTGTCTGTTTGTCTACCTAAAGCTGCCGCAGCAGATTGAGCTAGAACTTGTCTTTCGTCTATGTTTGTTTTTAACTCGTCTAGTGTATCAACATAATCACTTGCATAGAAATCAGAAAGTGTTACATCAACTGTGCTATGCGAGATGTCCATTGTTGGAACTTCTGCATGACGATTTTTAGTAACGGCTGTACCTTTCCCTACTTTTTGGAAACGTGCTTGGCTACCTTTTACATTTTTAGACTGCCTTACAGTATTCATTAATTTTGAACCCATACGCTGATAAGCCATATGAACTTCTGCTTCAAACTGTTTAATAAAGGCAGTTGATATAGATGTACTCATCGTTTATCTCCTGTTAAATTAAATTAATATTTCACAGTTGTCCTTTATCCTTCAATTCGGTTGTCCATTTAGGGCCTATCTCCGAAATAATGGGCTGTATTTCCGTATCTACCTTTGGTAGATGCTTATAAAAATAATACATTTTAATGTCATTTACAAGTGTTGGTTGCTTTGCAAAGGTATATTTTTGCCATTTTAACCACTTTATGCTCTTTTTATGCTCAAAAGATATAAAATTAAACAGAAAAGAATAATGAGATTCTAAGTATTTAGCCCATCTTAAATTAGCATTTAAGATACTTCTTTTGTTTTTGTGTATCAAATCATTCGCTAAAAACCATACGGCTGCTCTGTAAGGATTAGTTTTGCTAATTGGCATTGCTCCCCATATAGCAACTATTTTATCAGTATCTTTTTCAAAAATAGTAAAACTATGTGTATTAGGTCTGTTATAACGAAATGGATTTACTAGCGCAGTTAATGGATCAACTCCCAAAGTAGCTAGTTCATATTTATCTAGCTGTTGTAGATTGGGAGCTAATCGAAAACAATCATCTGGGATTGTTTTTTCTACATAAATCATTACTTAGTCAACATTCTAAATGCAGCATCTACTTTTGCTACATATGCCTCATCTCTAAATCTTGGATCATAATATCTTTTATCTTGCATCATAGCCCTAGCATCAGCCATTGTAAGCTGTTTTTCTGGTTGTGAAAACTGCTCAGATCTAACACCTGTTTTACCCATTTCCATGATACGTTCAAGAGCTTGTATGCCACTAGCAGATGTTCCTAAAGAATATTGTATTGCATCATATTCTTCTGGCGGAAAGTTTTTACTAGCCCAAGCATTAACTGCATCTACTCTTGAGTTAGCATTTTCTCCTAAAGCTGCCATTTCTGCATCAATATCTGGCTGTTGACTCTGCATAGTTTCAACATAAGCAGTAATACCTGCATCATATTCTTCTTGTGTAAACCCATTTTCTTTAGCAAAAGTATTCCACCATGTAGTCATTGGATTCTCAGTAACCATTTCTTCTGTTATACCTTCTGGTAATTTAGGTATTTCATATGCTTCTGGAACATTTTCTGCATGTTCATTAGCAAGTTCTTCCATTAATTTTTCTTTAATGGTTTCTTCTTTTCCTGTGCTATATGACTCTAATTGAGTATATGACTTTGCCATTTCATCAGTATCAACTTTGCCATCTTTCCAAAACTTTTCAGGTATATGCTCAGGTCGTTCTTCTTGCGGTACTTCGTTTGCAGGAACTTCATCTAAGATTTCTTGTTCAGTTATTTGTTCATCAGCCATTGTTACTGTCCTCCACTATTTTTTGTGATTGTCCTTTATTACTTCTACGTTGTATTAAACCTACAATATAGCGCTGTCCTTCTAAATGTCTTAATTGTTTATCATCAATATCAGGTCCAGCAACAGTCTCAATCGTAATTGATTTTAAATACTGGATAAATGTTTTGCCTGCATCTGATGTGAATAATGCTCTTGCAACTGCATTAAGTGCTTCTTCTTGATCTGGCGTTCTTTCCATGCCATCAAGCCCTATAAGAGTTTTTACTTTATTTTCTGCCATGCTACACCTCATGTGATTACAAATGTTTCACGTGAAACATTGAGGAAGCAAAGGTACTTTCATCATTAACTGTTGTGGGGGTTAAATGTGCTTTACTTCCCACTACGATAATATAAAAATGTTACCAAAAGTCAAGGACTTATTAGCCGTCCATTATTCCTTCTGCTGGCGTTCCTTGAGCTGCTTGTTGCATTTGCTGTAATTGTTGCATTTGTTGCATCATTTGTGCAATTTCTTGTGGTGATCTGATTAGTTCTTCTGGAATACCAAGTTTTTTTGCAATATATTTAGCAACTTCATCTTGTTTTATCATTGCATTTAATAATTGTGGTCCTACTCTACCCTGTATTAATCCTAAAAATCTGTCTATATTTACTACATCAGATTGATATTGTGCTTGTGCTAATGGACTTGAAGATTTTACTTGTACTTCTTTACCATTAACTGTAGGTATTTCTATACGTCCTTGTTTTTTTAATATATGAATTACTCTAGCTAGTACAGGATTTACCATTTCTGCTTGTAATCTACCAAATGCAGCACCTATTTGCCTAGATAAATCAGCTTGTCTTTCAGCTACTTCTGTTGCTGACATTGGTGTTTTCTCATTTGGATTCCCTAACATATCATTGTATAACGCTTTTTTAATATTAGTTCTCATATCACGTAAAACTAAGTCAGACACATTAAAGCTACCTGCTTGTGCTATTGGTTGTAAACCTGCGCTGCCTGCTGCTTTCGGAATTACTGTACCTGGAATAAGTGCAATGTTGTCAACATTAATGACTCCATCATCTTCCACTTGGTACATACCAGATATACTCATCTGTGCATTTTCTAATATTAGCTCAACGACTAAATTAGCAGTTTTAATTGCAGGCAACGCAAACTGTAATGGTCCTCTACCATATGTTTCACCAGAACATTTAGACCAACGATAGGTAATATAAGGATTGCTTCCTGCTCCTCTATATTCTTCTTCATATATTTTATGCTCATAATCTTTTGCAATAGCACAAAATATATTAACTTCTTCTTTTGTTTGTGAATAATCTCTATATACAGACTCAATAATAGTAATTTCCTTGTCAGGATTTGCTTCCATATCCATTGCCATTTTGTCATTATAAATTGGTTTAGCATAAGCAAAAGTAAGTTCTTTTAATCTCATTTTGCGTGTACGATAAACTGCATCTACTTTGTCATCATAGCCACTTGTTAAACAAACTTGAGGTAATGGAATAGCTTTAAATCTTATTGGTTGAACTGCATCGCCTTCTTCAACTAATAAAACTCCTGTGCCTAAAGCTATATCTAAAAATGTTTCATGAACTTCTTGAGAAAAATTACTATTTTGTAAAATTTCAAAAACATATTCTGTAACTTCATCTAATGCTAGATTAGTTTCTTTTTGCATATCTTCTGGAATTTCTGTACCTGCAACAAACTCAGCCCATCTAGCATAGTTAGGTACTATGCCTGATTGTAATCTACTTGCAAACTCTTGTACTCCAACAACGGCTGTTTCATCAAAGATATTGTCAGTTCTTCTTCTCCCTGCTGTTTCATTAAAAAAAGATTCTCTTTGCGGTAAAGCATATTCATAACATTCTTCAAAAACAGAAACCCACTGATCTTTTAATGTTTTTGCATGCTCGTACTTTGCTAAAATTTTTTTAGCAGGATTATCAATATTTTTTACATTTACACTTGGTTTGCTATCTATCATCAAGCACCTAATGTTCCTTTAGTTTGATATATATCGGCAACATCAAAACCACTACCGCCTTTCTTTCTTCCAGCCATAAGACTTCTTCTGCCTCGTCTGCCTGCTGCTGCGGCTTGTGCTAGTTCTAATTGTTCTTCTTTAATTTGTTCAGCAGACCTTCTTTCTTCTTTCAACGCATCTCTTTGCGCTTGTCTAGCTGACTCTCTTGCTCTTATATCTTCTGCCGATGGGCCTGGTGGCTTCGGAGTACTAAATGGATTACACATTATCTATTTCTCCTATCATGAATAGTACGCTTTGGTTTCATAGTATAAACATCAAAGTCTCGCTTTGCTACAAAAGGTTTACTTGTCTTTCCTCCAAGCACTAAACTTCTCCCTTCTCCTGCACCTAACAATAAATACTGCAAAGCATCATGTATGTGCGAAAATCTGTTTTTGTTTGGCTTCTCATCATAGCGTTCACCACTTGTTTGTATACGCTTGTAATGATAACCACCACTAAATCCTTTTATCAAGTTAATACATTTTGGGTCAATTAACAACCCTGATTCACCATCTGTCATTCTGGTTAACGTAGCATTAACTGCTTCTAATCTAATTAAAACATCATTTGAAGGTGCTGGTCTAGCATTAATTCCTTTACTTCTAAGTATTTGGAAGGGCGTAGCTTCATCTGTTTGAACTCTATGATCTCCTGCTGGATCACCAAAAATGTGAAAAGTACGTGGCATATACAAAGACATATGCTGTTTTAACAAGTCAGAGTACCTTACAATACCCATATCCTCCGCTACCAACTCATCTAGTAATACCCATCTGCCTCGTATGCGTTGAGCAAACACACAAGCTGGTGTTAAACCAAAATCTATTCCCATATAGATTGGCAACTGATCTGCTACCAAACAATCACTTCTAGCCACATGCACATCATGTCTAAAGGAATCATAAACAGGCTTACCATCTTCTATTAGTCCTAGTTTGTTAAGTACATACACATCAATCCAGGATTTTGTTTTACCTCTAATAATATTGGTATAATAATTTTTGGTAAGGTTGTTTATATTCTCAGCATCATCATTACGTTCATAACGATCAACTATCTTATCTTCACCCATAATCTCATTCATTGCAGGTGGTTGATTAAAAAATGACCAATTATCAGGCTTGACTAGCATCTTGGCTTCTTGCTTAGTAAGGTAGTCAGGCAATACTGTTTCACCAGCAAGTATTGGCCACCAATGCTCCGTATCAGGTGCGTTAGTATCAGCGATAACCCCATACCAGCTTGGACCACCATCACGCATACTAGGATAACGACCAACACGCATAGTACAGGCATCGACAATAGACTTGGGTATTTCTCTTGCTTCATTAATCCATACTCCTGTTAGTTCAAGGGATAGTAGTTTCTTGACATCTTCTGGCCTATCTAATGCTAAAAAGATTACTTCTAACTCAATATCACCTTTTTTAATCATATGGGTAAAAGGTACGCTATAGGTAAACTTACCCCATTCTTCTTCTGGAAACCAATCCAACCATGTTTTCATGGTGGTTGTTTTGAGTTGTGGATTAGTATTTCTTATGACAGCCCATCTGCTTTTCCTTATACCTTCTGCATTTGGCTCTTGTGCCAATGCTCTACGCAATATCTCTATGCAACATGAAACTGACTTGCCACTACCTACAGGCCCACGCAAACCACGAAAGAAACTATCATCTTTCATAAATGTTTTTACAACAGGACCTGGTGCTTTATAGTTGAGAGATGCCATATTTGACTGCTAGCTCATAAAGTTTTTCTACTGTTTGTGGCGACATGGCTGCAAGTATTTTATCTGCCTCCATATCAGTTACAAAACCTTTTGGATAGTGCTTCATGTGTTGCGTTTTAACAACAGTTCTAACTTTATTCCATTGCTCTTTGCTATAAACATTAGGGTTGACTACTTCTCTTGGTTTATTTATCCAGTCATTATTCACGATATACTCTCCTTTTCAAAAAAATTTTGATAATATTCGTTATCTGCAAATGAATCTGATATTTGTTTTTTTGAAAAAGATTGCGATGTAAAAGTATCTATTCCAGTTGACACAATATCTGCACTAGTTATATCTTTTATGTGCGCTTTTGAATAATTATTATTAACATTGTCTTTAATTTTTTTCTGTTTATATTTGTAATCTATATGCGTTCTGCCTAAATCACCTTCAAATGTTTGTCTGCTTTTTAATGTTTTTAAAAAATTTTGACCTTGCATTAATCTTTCTTTGTCGCTGTTTCTTGACTTTGGATTTTCAAATTTATCTCTAAAATCCATTGTCATTTTATCAACAGTATTTAATTCATCATGTAATGATTTATTTAAATGTAATGGTATCTTAGTTCCTAAGAATGCTCTACCTTTATCAGTTGGATGTGATCCATCTGTCCCTTTTATTGCTGCATCCATGTATTCTAATTGTGATAATGCAGAATCTTGTTTGTTATTTGCTTTCATCCACCTTTGATAAGCATCAAACATTCTGCCTACTTCCATTTGAAATAAACCTCGACCTGGGCCACCTTTATCTTGTTTCTTTTTAAAATCATAAGTATATCCAGTCTCAATAGCAATATTTGCCATAATGCCTGCTACTGCATTGGGCGGATATTTTAATTTATTTAATAAAATATTTATTACAGCATTAGCATCACGTCTATAAATTGCTTTTTGTTTTTCAGAAGCAGCAAAAGGAACTTTAATATCCATTACACCACCTGTTGATTATAGATAATCTCTTTGGCCATCTTCTCAGCCAGTTCTTGTGGATGCCCTTTCAATAGCTTCATCTCAACACATTGCTCAAAACGTCTTTGTTTCTCTGCTGTGTCAGCCGCTTTTTCATTGGCTATAATTTTTTGTGCAGTAATCTCTGCTTTCTCTAACTTAGTTAATTTTTTTTTGGGTTTACCGAGTGGTTTTACTTTTGGCATACTACCTCCTAGCAGTTCCAGGCTCTTAGTGATTTGTTGATTCTTGACTGCGGATCATTGGCAGTCTTAGCTGATGTGAGTTTACGCTTCATACCTTTCATCCTAGCACAGAAAGACTTACGCCTAGCTTTGTCTTTGCTAGTCTTGGGCTTTGGCGCAGGCGGTTTAAGGTTGCCACCTGTGGATCTGTTGTAACTGGCACGCCCTTTGGCATTTAAGCCACCCTTTGGGTTTTTACCAGCCTTGCGTTGCCACGCTGGAGTTGCCATTAATATTTAATTTTTTTTGGTTTAGGTGTTTTGACCTTTTTTTTCTTCATACCCTTCATGCTTTCTTCTCCTTCTTCATTTTCGCTTTCGCTTGTAAATGTTTTACTAATAATTTTTTTTGCATTGCTTTAGGTAAATCCTTAAAGTGCATCAATGGTTTACTTGATTCTGTATGAGTCTTACCAGAATGTAAAGAGCCATCTTTCATCTTGTGGGTTGCACCTGTAAACAATGTGCCAGTCTTGGTATAATGCGGTACGCCTTTCATTATGCTCTCCTATACTTTTTGGTTTTCTTTGCGATATCTTTCGGTTGACTACTAAACTGTTTGCCCTTTGCCGTATCGGCTCGTTTTTTGGCGGTGGTTCTGGCATACTCTTTGGCCGATAGCCTTTTAATGGCCTTGTCTGGTAGATAGCGTTCGCCAGTCTCACTAGACTTCTTGCCTGACTTGGTGCGCCATTTTTGCTTGGACCATTTGGATAGTTTGTTGCTCGACTTCTTTTTGCCTGAGTACGTACCGCCAGCATCTTTGTAATACTTAACTGCTAATTGCATGGCACGTGCCGAGTGTTTACCACCCATCTTCGCTTTGGCTCTGGCTTTCGCTCTGGCCCATTTAGCAGGATCACGTTTGGTTGCGGTACTCATTATGTGCCTAAGACTTTCTTAGTCTTTTCAGCCGTACGTCTAGCGGCTCTACGTCTGGTCAAATCCCTGCGTAAAGAAGGAAATAGAGTTCTGACATTGCCACCAAACAAAGTACGTTGACCTGAGGTACGTCTGGTTTCTTTGGCTTGCGCTGCGGCTCTTGCTGCATCGGATATACCAAACGAGAATTTCTTGTAGGTTGTGTCTTTGGCACGTGGCAATAGTTTGCCTGTATATGCTGTACCTGTCTTTTGTTTGTAGATATCAGCCGCTTCTCTGGTTACACCCTTATCAAAGTCCTGCATCCTTCCACCTGGAGGTACTTCTAATCTGCGTTGAAAGGTCACCACACCGTCAGGTCTAGGCACTCTTTTAAAGTACCTGAAGAACGGATCTTGCATCTGCTTTCTTAAATGTTCTTGTCCAATCATTTCTTCACTATAGCTAAAAAAAAATATTTTTCAAGACCGAGTTCTGAGAAAAAATAATGCGTGTAAACTACCTCTATTGTAAGGTCAGAGTGATTTTTTAGAACCCCCCTCGCCTTATTGGGGGTCCTACGCCTTTACGTTTTTTGTAGAAAAGTCAGAGCAGATTATCCCAGGTCGATATTAACTTTGAAGTCGCCAACAATCTGATGCTGATGTTTATCAGGTGCTTTGAATCCTGCTCTGTCAAGTATATCCTTCGCTGATTCCATTTGAACATACTCACTCTTAGCGTTCTGTGAGAGCTTGAGTAGCTGATGTTGTGCCTTGAGACTGTTGATACCAAAGGATTCTTGGATCTGCTGGTACATATACTCGGCTACATGAGGCTTCTTGAGAGTTGCATAGCCTTGTGTACCTGGAGTCTTTCCCTTGAATCCAGCGAGCTTTGACGCCTCGCTCACAGAACACCCAGTAGAGATTAATGTGTCTACTAACGCTCGTTGTCTCTTGTTCAGCGAAGGCGGCTTTTTCGGTAATATTGCGGAAACGTTTTTTAGTTGAGCCATGTTACCTCGATGTGTATTTCGGTTGTTGTCGTTCTTCGATAGTAACTACTGCCGTTCTATCTGTCAAGCTACCCAACATAACGCATTGATTTCATTACAACCGAAATCCTATATTTCACGCCATCGAAAAAACAGCAGTCAATACAAGGCATTGCTAGTCGCACATATTGACTGCAACGATGGCGAAAGAGCATCTACAATAAAAACAAATCGCATGTCATTTGTGCAAAGTACAATCAATTATATTAATAACCAGCATAAAATCTTTTTAATAAATTAATTCAAA